AGCGCGTGCCGGTCTGGTTCGTCTGGACGGGATCCCCGTTAAATCGTGCCATTCATGGTCTCCTACTTCTTGCGATAAAGGCCGCCGTCGTCTGGATCAACGTAGAGACGCCCCTTTGGTAGAGCGTCGAACTCCTCTTGGGTCTCCGGGCGGGCCGGTTCCTGTTCAACATTCTCATTCTGGCTCAGGAGGTCACTCATCTGCTGGGAGGTGGGGCGTTTGAACATCTCCATACCCTTTCCGAGATATTTGTCGCTCTCCGGGTCCAGAAGCTCCATTGGGGGAACTCCTTCGTTCCGCTGACTATTATATTCTTGAAGAAACCAGGACGTGAACCGGACAAGCTGCTCCTCGCCCTTCGGGTCCCGGATCCCAAGGAGCGGGTTCGTCATCGTCAACGTGCGATTGGCCGCATCAAGAACACTCTGCTTCATCTGGTTCTCAGTCCTCCCGGCCTGCGTCCGCGTACCTGTCAGTTCGTTGCGCAAGACCTGTAGGTCTTCCATGTCCAGCCCGCGTCCGAAATACTGATCGAGTTGGGACGGGTCTGTGATCCGGTCCTTCCAATACTGGTCACCCTCTTGAGCGTGAATACGACGAAACAGGGTGGTATATGTCCCAGGGTCGGTTCGTATCGTGGCTCCCTCCGTCCGTGACTTGATCATGGTCAGAGCAATGCGCTTCTCTTCCTGCCTCATGTCCGGATCATTGGCAATGTCCATGGCACTTACCTTGTTCTGTACGATCTCCGGGAGGAGTGCATCCAGGCGGGCGCTGGAGGCGTCAGTCCGGGCCTGTCGCGCCTCAGCCTCTGCCCGACGCTCCTCTACCTCCCGAGCACTGATCGCATTGTCCGCCTGATCTATGAGGGCAGATTTGGCCTCACCGTTAATGTGGTCATCAAACCGGCCACCGGCAATGATCTCCTTCGCACGGTACGGGTTGAGGTCGATCCACCCTTGGGCAGCCGACTTTGCAATCTGTTCACGGCCATAGGCCTTCAGCTTGATACTCTGCTCCCGGCTTATGGAGCCGGCCTCTACAAGGGCATCCAGGGAGGCGTCGCTCTGCTCGAGGGCGAAGTCGTAGGTAGACGGGTCTGATTGCGTGGTAGTAGACAGCCCATTGAGACTGTCCTCGTAGTTCTGCGCCGCGGCAACACCAGCAAGCTGCACCTGCCCGGCGCTGGAAGATGTCAGAAACTGACCGTACATTCTGGCCGTGGCCTGCTCCACGTAGGACTGACCGGCACTTGACCGGGCCATATCCCGAAGCTTGCCAATGCGCTCCCCGACACGCTCCTGCATGAAACGCTGGGCGAACTCCTCGTCGTTCGGGTCCGCCGACCGAAGCTCTTCCTGGAGCTGTACGGACAACTCTGCCGTAGACCGGGATACCTCTGCGTTCAGTTTGCTGAGTTCGCGCTGCTCGAACCTGCTCTCCAGGGACGTAGCGGTCTGCTGTACCGTCTCTCCGAAGCCTGCAAGAGCAGACGCACGGGGATCATTCAGGGGCAGTCTGGCGGTATTCCGGGGTCCAGCAACACCGACACGGCTCTGGTATGTGGGAAGAGTAGGCATTAGAGGAAGCTCCCTATGACGTTGGCGCCAGTGCTCAGTAGAGACGACGCCGCTGAAATCTTGCTGGCGGACTTGCGCCTCTTACCTTCAAATCGGCTCAGGGCAGCCTCGTTGGTGTACCTGGTAGCCTCCATGTCTCCCGCATGCTGGATCAGCAGGGCGTCCTCCTCTGCCGTTGCTGCACTCTCTGCCAGGACATCCAGTACCGACCCGGACTGAGCAAGCCCGCTTCCTCCGGCCGCGGCTCGGGTGGCCCCGAGTGACTTGCTTGCAAGGCGCCGGTTCCGCATGACCTCCAGGCTCGCCTTATCTCGGGCGGCGTTGGCATTATCCTCGGCGATGGACGCATTGACGTCAGCAGCCTCCTTGGCGGAAGCCCCACCCTTCATGATGCCCGTCGCCTTGGCAACACCGCCTGCGACTTTAAAGGCGCCAACACCGAGGCTTATGGGATCTGCTGACATCAATCGTCCTTCACAATCGAGTATAAGACATGGTCTCTCTTATCGACAGTATACTTCCGCATCACACCCTCTCTCTGGAACCCGAGAGCCCGCATTAGGCGGTGTCCATTCCGAAAGTCTACGTCTACAGCGGCCTCGAGGCGATGGAATGGAACCCGTTCCAGAAAGTCCTTCATAACCCACACCAAGGCTGACATATGTGGTTTCACCTTAGCACTCACGAAGGCCCAGCACAATCCATAACCCTCCCAGAATGTGTGGACGCCGGCACATGCCATGATAATACCGTCATCCGAGTATATGGTGTACGAATGGTCCGCCATCATGAGCTCGATAGCATCACGGACCCGGTAGGAGTTCTTGACAGCCGACACATCATCGGGCTCCTCAATCTCCTCCAGGTCGCTCACCACGAAGCGGCGTACATTTAACCGGGTTCGTCCGTTGTCGAAATCCATCCCGTCACCGATAGCACACACCAGGGGTACGGTCCAGAGCTTTTCCACCCTATCTGGCCGTCATAATTCCTGTCACTCTCCAGCTCGACAAGGTACATCGAGGTCTCCAGAGAGGCATTGTAGTAGTTCGCCAAGTCAATCTCAGACAGCACGCCGCGGCCAACAGTCACGAAGCTGATTGTGTCTCCATTTCGGATATAAACTCTACCCTCAGATTGATGTGTGATCCACTGGATGTCATTGAGTGAATAGGTGCTGGACACCGTTTCCAGGAGTGCCCCGTTGACTGTGTCAATCGTTACCAGGCTGTCATCGGCCGTCTTGAACATGGAGAAGTAACCTCCAGATGCACGGGACTGGAGAAGGCCCGGTGCCCGGAAGGTGTGAAAGAACTCCCCCGACCCCGCAATAGTTGAAGCAATATTCGAGACGTTCAGGGACCATACCATCGTTCCGTTACGGGTCCACTTCTCGATTCGGTCTGTTCCAGCGTCGATGATGAGGAGGATCGTGTCATCATAATCATCCGGGATCGCCAGCTTAACCGTTCCGGAACTCACCGAAATTGGTTCTGTGATCTTTGGAGGATTTGATGAGGTAGTCGTGATATCGAGCTCGACACGATATAGCCCGCCACTGGAGGCAGTAACCCAGAGGTCCACACCCTCATTCCCACCTTCAGAGACGAAATAGTTCCCAATGCAAACACTCGTGACCTCCTCTCCATAGGTGGACGAGAATGATGTCCCTCCGCCATAAACATACGTCAGAGAACCAGCGGTCGCCTTAAGGATATTCAAGTATTCTTCATCGAAGCTCTTGCCCACGACGAAATAGGCCGGGTCCTGGTTTTCTCCCTTGGTGCGGCAGCCAGTCATATAGTTGGTCTGGGCGAATTTTCCTGTGCTGTTTATAGCACTGTTGCTCTCCCGAAGGGAGCCGAAGTTGAAGCAAGCATCTGTATTCGGGTCCATGATCAGGACAGGCCCACCATTCGATCCGGTCCAGGACCAGATCATGTACCCGAGCCCTGGAACAACCCCATGAAACCACCACTCATCTGATGGAATAGAGCTCCCAAGAACGTCTTTCATCGCCACTGGGGGGTCTGTCAAGGTGTCCACAATGTCCAAGGCATCGACAGAATACTTTGACACCGTGGTGTCATATGAGCCAGCAGTGTCAACACGATAGACAAACCCATTGTCCGCATCCAGGTAAAATTCGGAGCCGTCACCGGAGGAGAGCCCCGTATTGCTGAAGTCCACCTTCGAGTGAACATCATATTCCGTGACGACCTTGTCGGGGTCCGAGGTATCAATTCCCTTCAGGCTCGTCAAGTCGGCCGTTGCCGGCTGAAACAGAACATCATCGTAGATGTCCATCTCGAAGTTCCCGATCTGGATGTTCCGGGTACGATAGAAGTTGAAGACTGCATTCTGGACGGATCTCAGCTTCCCGAGAGACGGCCCTCCGTCCGAAGACCCATAATTCGGCCGCATCAGAGCCGCATGCGAGACGTACTCGAGACCATAGGCCAGAATGTGGGGGACTGTCGTGTCGTCATAATCCACGAGCCGGAATGCATCGGTGCCCGACGTGCCAAATGTGACCCGTCCGCCAGAAACTGTTTTCGTCTCCATAGACTGCCCGGCATAGAAGAACCGGATCGTCTTCCCTTCGAGGTGCCACAGACCACTGACCTCTCGGACATAGTGATCCCCATCTATTTCCTCAATAAGAAGGTTCGGGTTGATGTCCCCGGACTTGACCGTGAACTGGTGGCCTCCGTCGAGATAGTATGCCTCCTCGTCGAGCTGCTCACTTGACATGACCCGGCCCACCACCTCAATAGACTTCTTGCGCTCCCCGTTGATGAACCGCTCGACGATCATCCAGGTCTCTTCCCTTGTCCCGGTTTCATCGGTACTCACCGCCACTGACTTGACCTTGTTCCGGACAACCTTTGGGGTGAGGTTACCCTTCCCGTAATCAAGGCTGCTGTCCGTGGATTCTTCCCCGATCTCATGCCAGAACCACCCGGCAGACGCCACCTCAGCGCCTGGAAGAGGCGTCGCGGAGATGGCAAGCCCGTCCTGACGCCGCATCCATATGGTGGAGTACGGATCGGCCTGGTAGGCCATCTCCTCAACACCGGTCACAGTGAGGTGCTCCGCCACTATCGAGATATCCGGGGCAGAGTATTTTACCCCGTTCCCTGAAAGCGACCGGACCTTACGCTTCGCCTTCTGTATGAACAACGTCTCCCCATCTACGTCCAAGGCATCGGCATCGGAGGAGCCGTTCTTCCACACGTTTCTGGCCGCGACGGATGTCGGGGTGATGTTCCCTCCTGTCTCGGCCGACCGTACGATCCACACCTCTTTCGAGGTTCCGGCGATGATTCCATAATCATCCACGGAGAGCCACAGGATGCGATTGTTCCCCTTGCTGTTGATGACCGCCGCCACTGCATGGGCATCATTTACGGTCCCATCTGCGTCCGACGGAGAGAAGATATCGTATGTTCCGGACCCGGACATGTCGACGCGGGTCGGGGCACCCGGAGCACCGGCCAGGATCAGGCGATCCTCAAAGAACACAACACAGGACGGATACCCCGTGGTCGCACTATACACGCCGAGGCGCCAGGCAGTCATGGCATTTGTGTTAGGGAGGTCATTCCCTCGAATATTGAACGTCACAATAGTCGATGAGGCCACAGCCGTGATCTCGCCCCAGGTCCAGTTGTTGTCGTCGCTCTGGAGGCGTATCAGACGCCCGACGTCGGTCGTCAGAAACCCGCTCCCTGCATTTATCCCTGTTGACGCGGATGCAGTCAGAGTGACCGATCCCGTCGTCCCGCTCGGGGTCAGGGTCGTACTCGTGGCGTTTGTGTCGAGGTACGGTCCGTCAAGGAGATCCATATCCGAGAACGTGAACGTTGACGTCGTAGTTCTGCTCAAGGTCCTTGGAACATGGTTCCGGTGGGTGAGATATAGGACATCAACGGACTGTGCATACCGGATGTCCTCTACTTCGCTGGACTGGTACTCAGACGTGACCTCATATATCTTGAATACCGTCCCTCCCGAGGAATAGTCGTTCAGAGAGGACGAGCTGATATCAGAGCCATCGAAGTTCTTGATGACGAACGTGTTATTGTCAGTCACAGACACTCGATACTCCCGACCATTCAGTCGCTCCATTGGCGTGCCGGATGACGTCCGGTCACTCACGATACCGGAGATGTAGACCCTGTCTCCGTCACTCAGGGAATGAGTATCGGACGTATCTATGGACGTGGTTGATCCGGTAGTTACTCCGGAGACCCCGACCGTCCTGGAGGAGATGAACGTAGGTGTCTGGTCCAGATATCTCTGTGGGGTATAGAACCGGCAATACAGGTCACCAAATTCTACCATGTACGGAGAATCGGTGACCGGCTCGAATGGAACCAGGTTCGTTTCCCTATCTCCGTGACGTGTAAAGTGAACGTGCCGCGTACCCGGGCGCCGAATCAAGGGTCCTTGAGGGAGACACAGGCAATTCTTTCCGATGTACGTGCCTGTGTGGTATCCTTCGGCATCAATCCGGCTATCCACAAACGGAGAGAGCTCCCCGCCGATAAAACTCGTCTGGATAAAAGTGGTGTCAGCCATTTAACCTCCCCACCCGCGAGAATAATCTCGCCCGTCCTCCCTTGAGGTGATCCAGGGGTCCTCGGCCGGCTCCTGGGGAAGTTTCTCGATAGCATCAGTTTGCGCGGCTGTGGCCATAGCGTCCTTGTATTCTTGCTGCAAGGAGCGCGCCGTGGTGTTGGAGGGCTTGAATTTGGAGAGAATTTGTACCGCGATCCGGAGAGCGAAGGCCAAGCGGAATAGCGGATCCATTACGCCCTCGTTTGTGATGTCCCGGATATATCGGACGTTAATCGAGGTCTCGTCGTTGGTGTAGATGAACAGTCCGGTATCCTCGCCGGTCCCACCGCCTTCTATAATCCAGTCATGAGGGATTACTCGATCTTCCGGATACGGAGGCAGGATACGGAGATAATCGTTCGGAAGACGGAACCGTGTGGTCTTACCAAAAGCAGGGGCAGTGCTGTCCTCGGTCAGCGTCCTCCGTGTAATGGAGAACTTCCACCGCTTCTCCCGCAGCATGGCCTGCCGGATGGTGTCGTATACGGCGTTCACCTCCCTGGCAGGCTTCGAGTTCTCGGTAAGAGCCGATATGCGGCCCGCACCGACCTTCTGAAGAGCAAGGTTGGCGACGATGGTCTGCGTGGACATTCAGACCTCCTAGTCTGGAATACCGATAAGTGTCGAGTATACGCCCGCGGCCGCGGTAGTCGTTCCACTTAGTGCAGCCCGATACAGGCCGGGAGGGAGATCAACCACCTGAACACCATTTGCAGTAAGGCCTGTCGTGATTTCAACATACGTTGACCCATCTACTGCAAGACCTTGTAGGGTGACTGTTCCACCGTCAAAATCAGACGCGATCACCTGATGTTGTGCTTTTCCCCCGTGAAAAACCTTTGGTGTCCCATTTGCATCACCAGAAGAAACATTGGAGAGAAGCTCCAGCTTCTGCATTGCTGTCTTGCCCATGGGTTATACCTTCGGGACCGTGTCGTTCTCGTCCTTGATATAGCGCAGAAGATGCGCCACGCTACGCTCGACGTCCTTCAGGTTGGACCCA